ATCAGTGTCAAAAGAGGTTGAAAGACTTGACTTGTTGATCAAGGATGCTTTAAAAGATAGTCAATACTCAGCCGCGGTCAATGCGATAAGACTAAAGGCCCAGCTATTAGGGTTCTTGGTTGAGAAAAAAGAAATTAAAACAAACACTCTTGATTCAATGTCCGAGGATGATCTGACTCAGTACTTGACACAGATCCGTGTTGATCACGGGTTGTTGATTGATGATGCAGGCGGCTTGATCATTGGTGATCAGGTTGATGACGTTGATCCGCAACAACAAACCGCAGCCAGCCTGTCGGATCCGCAAGGATCAGAGGCCGAGTTGATCAGTACGGAGCATCAGGGATCCGGCTAATATTATTATTGTCTATTGTTGAATAGATTAATATATAATTAGATTATTAAACGAATAGAAAGAGAGAAACTATGTCACTTAAATATACGACTAATGATGGTAAAGAAGTAGGAGACTTCTATACTCTTGACGATGGTATAGAAGATGGTAAAGTGTTCTGGAAGAATAAAGAAGTTGGATACTGGAAAGTATCGCACGATGACGAAGTAGGAACGTATATCTTTAAAATAGTTGATGGACAAGAGTTTCATGATCATTATTGCGATGAAGACTATATAATTAAAAAGACTAAATTAAAATAATTCTTGAGTGATTGATCGTTGATCTTGATTGTTAAATAAGGATGCGGGATTAATGAGTAGTTATGCGTGAAAAAAGCTCTAAAAAATATCGTCAGTCGTCAGTCGCTAAAATAATAAAAATTAAATTTTAACGTTTTTTTATTCTTAAAAAAATATAATTAAAACTAATTATTAATTAAAAAAGAAAAGAGAATTACTAAAACGATTTACTTAATTTATTTTTTTAGAAATATATTAACGATAATATTATTATTTATTATATTATTATTAATTACTTTTTAAATACTACTTATACGAGAATAAGAACGAAACGAGAACGAAGTTAAAGTAAATATATTATTTACTTATTATTAAAAATAATATTAATATTTAACTAATTTAAGTTAATAGAAATTAATTTTTATTAATTTTAATACTTAATTAGAAAGAGAGAGAAATAGACTATACGAATAAAATCGAAACTAAAAAAAACTTAGTAGAGAATAAAATCGCTTTATCGTTTAGAGAATACGAATCTAAAAAAGTTTTATTTAGATTAGTAAATACTAAAAGAGAAAAAACTAAAAGTTTTTCTATTTACGAAAAAGCTAAATTATCGACTACTATAAAAGACGCTTTTAATAACGATTATAGAAAAGTAGATATAGAATACGATACTACTAAAAATAATCGTTTTAAAAAAGTAAATCTATTAGTAGATTTAAATTCTTACTTAGATAAATCTAAAAAAAATCTATATTTAGATTTAATTAATTCTAATAAAGAATTTATTAAAAATAATAAAGTTAGTAACGAAATAATCGAAAATAATAAATATTTCGAAAACTTAGTTAATAACTTAAAATAATTATTTAAATAATTATAGAGAGAAGCGAAATTAAAAAGTCGCTTCTCTCTTTTTTTTTATAACGACTAATTACTTTTTTTCTCTTTAATAAAATTAAATAATAAATCTAAAAACTCTTTTTTAAAAAATTCGATTAAGTTTAAATAAAGAATATTCTATAAAGTTTAAAAGTTTGGGTGAGGGCTATAGTAAATAGAGAAGTAGATATAGTGAAGAATGACCGGTATCTATATAAAAATTTTGTAAAAAAAAATTTTGCAAAAAGATACTATTTATTAGATTTTGTAAAAAAAAATTTTGTAAAAATAGACCCCCTTAAAAATTTTGTATAAAAAAATTTTGTAAAAAGATACTATCTGTTCAATGTCTTACTTAAATGCTAGTATCCCGCCAATTTATTGTCAAATAAGGAGGGAATATCTATATGATCTCAAACTCAATAAAGGAGAAACTGAAGACTGTGTGGTCTTTGGTCTTACAAGCATACCAGGGCGGGCTGTATTATTTCATACGTTACTTACAAACGGTGCAATCTTTTGGCGACTACCTATCTCTGCTTTTATTCAAAAAGGATTTGAATGCAGTGGAGTTCCGAATCAAAATCTCGTTGATCTTGAACTATGGAATTCATTTAGCTATTATCCTAGTGTTAATACTTTTGATTTTCTAATTGGACAAAAATGTAAATACCTTGGGGTAGATAAAAAATTTTATGCTGGTGAATATTTATTTACGATTGATTGGGCTCATCCAGAGCCTAATATCCTCGATACTGAGCATAGTGAAATACCCCAAGAACATAAGTGTGGACATGTTCTGGCACTTGATAACGGTAATTATGCTATTCAGCCTAATAATCGTATTCTTTGGAACGTGCCTAGCTTTACTACTGCAACACATTGGCCTGACTATAAAGTTCAAAGTTCTTACTGGAATGTCGAAAATAAAGATTTTATATCTGAAGATAGCGACAACATGTTCTACGAAATAAATAAAAAATAATTTTCTTTTCTTTTGTAAATTTATTTGTATAGTGACTGTCTCAATCATAAACAAAGAGGCTACTATGGCTAAAAAGAAAAAATCTTTCGAAAACATTATCGAAAGCATTAGAGACAAACAAGCTGAAATAGATGATCTTCTGAACGACTTAGAAGATAAGTATAACGCCGATACTGATTCAGGATCCGAGGATCAGGATGATTTTGATTCGGACAATGATGATACTGACGAAGAATAAATAAACTTTTTTGTTTACCCTAGAGTTTATAAACTCTAGGGTAGATACATGATCAATATTTCAATACTACTTCCTACACGTAAGCGAGTAGATACTTTAAAAAAATCGATAGAGTCATTAATAAAAAAAGCAAAAGATCCTAAATCGCTTCAATTTTTATTTGCAATAGACGAGGACGATACAGATACTATAAAATTTTTAAAGACAACTAATTATCCAAATCAAATTGTACTTACATTTAAACCTATGGGATATGAAAATATTCATAGGTATAATAATTCTTTAGCTCTTCATGCGAAAGGTAAATGGCTAATGTTCTTTAATGATGATGCGATAATGACTACTTTAAATTGGGATACTAAAATCATGGACCGTAGATCCAATTTTAGAGTGCTTAAAGTAAGAGAACAAACGGGGCACCCTTATGCGATATTTCCAATCTTTCCTAGAGATTGGTTTATGCTTTTAGATCATATTAGTCTACATGGCCAAAATGATGCGTGGATCAGTGAGATAGCTTATAGCTTAGATATAATGAGAGATGTGGATATAGATATAATACACGATAGAGCAGATATCACTGGTAATAATAATGATGAAACTTTTCAGTTAAGAAAGTACAATGAAGGAAATCCCGAGGATCCAAATGATCTTCATAGTGAACGTATGCAAAATTTTAAATTAAGAGATATACAAAAATTAGCATGGTACCTAGAAAAAATAGGTCAAAAATCAGAAGCATGGGAATTAGTATTAGCACAAAAAAGAGATCCCTTTATAAAACTCAAAGAATTGTTTAATATATATAAACAATCAGGTGCGATAGGAGTAGGAAAACAAGATGCAAGAACAGATAGTAAAACAGAAACTAAACGAAGCGATCACTCTTTATCAGAAAACCAAAGATAAGCGTGCTCTTGATGCTATAGAATTTTTTAAAAATTTATTAAATAATAATATTTCTCGAAAAAGTTTAATAGCATATGCTAAACATATGTACCCGGGATACAAGGATCCTGCGCATATACAACTCATTACTAAAAATTTAGAATTATTAGAAGCGGGAGAATTAAAAAGACTTGCTGTCTTTATGCCACCACGACATGGAAAGTCTATGTTATGTAGTGAGTTCTTTCCCGCATGGTATCTTGGAAATAATCCAAACGAATTTATTATACAAGCAACTTATGCTCAAGAGTTAGCTGATGACTTTGGTCGTAAAGTAAGGAATCAAGTTCAATCACCTGATTTTAATAAAGTATTTCCACAAGTAGGATTACGTTCTGATAGTACATCCGCTAAACGTTTTCATACGATGCAAGGTGGAACGTATAGTGCGGTCGGTGCTGGTGGAGCGATTACAGGTAGAGGTGCGCATTTATTAATTATAGATGATCCAATAAAAGGAAGAGAGGATGCGGAGTCAGAAGTTCAACGAAGAAATTTAATAGACTGGTATAAATCTGTAGCTTACACACGATTACAACCGGGTGGTAAAATTATATTAATTCAAACGAGATGGCATCAAGACGATTTAGCAGGTTTCATTTTACAAGATACTCAAGAGAAGTGGAAAGTTTTAGATTTACCCGCAATCGATGCGGAAGGAAATGCATTATGGCCAGAAGCATACTCTAAAGAAGATTTAGAAAAAATTAAAAATACAGTAGGTCAACGTGTATGGCAATCTCTTTATCAACAACAACCTTCTAATGAAGAAGGATCTATTATTAAAAGAGAT